ATGGTATGGAGAGGGCGCGTGCTCACAGACGCGAAAATCAAGGCGGCGAAGCCCCGCGACACCGCTTACAAGCTGGTCGACGCCGGGCAACTCTACCTGCACGTCACGCCGGCTGGTGGCCGGCACTGGCGGATGAATTACACCTATGGGAAAAACGGCCAGGGCAAGCCCGCGCAGAAGACGCTGAGCTTCGGGCCCTATCCGCAGCTGACCCTGCTCGACGCCCGGCGCAAGCGCGACGAGGCGAAGGAAATGCTCCGCGAGGGGCGCGACCCCGCCGTCGAGCGCAAGGTCGCGACACAGGCGCGCGCCGCCGAGAACGAGAACACGTTCAAGATTGTCGCGCTGCGCTGGCACGAACTGCGCCGGCCGACTTGGTCGACCGTGCACGCCGCCGACGTGATGCAAAGCCTCGAGCGCGACGTTTTCCCCGAGATCGGCGACTTGCCGCTGAACAGCATCGAATCGCCGAAGGTGCTGGCGCTGCTAAACGCGGTCGAGCAACGCGGCGCGATCGAGACGGCGCACCGGCTGCGCCAGCGGATCTCCGACATATTCGTCTATTCGATCGCCACCGGGCTCGCGAAGGCAGACCCGGCCGCTTCGCTGGGCAAGGCCTTGCGCAAGAAGCCGCGTGCCAAAAAGCAGCCCTCGATCATCGATCGCATCCGCGATCACGACGGCCAGCTGAAGGCGGTTCGCGAAATGCTCCGGGCCTGCGACGACGAGCGCTGCCGCGCGTCGACCAAGTTCGCGCTTCGCTTGCTCGCGCTGACCGCGGTTCGGCCGAACGAAATCCAGAACGCCCGGTGGGACGAGCTGGAGGATCTGGACGGCGCGGAGCCGCTATGGCGCATCCCGGCCGCGCGCATGAAGGGCGATCAGGACCGCAAGGCCGAGGAGGAGGGTGACCACCTTGTGCCGCTCTCGCGGCAGGCGGTCGAAGTGATCAAGGCGCTGCGCCCGCTGACTGGCGGCTATGCCCTGATGTTCCCGAGCGAACGGCACGTGCACCGGCCGATTTCGGAGAACACACTTCGCGCGCTGCTGATCCGCGCCGGCTTCTACCAGCGCCACGTGCCGCACGGCTTCCGCGCCGCCTTCTCGACCATCATGAACGACCGCCCGGATCGGCAGGAAGGCGATCGCGCCGTAATCGACCTGATGCTGGCCCACGTGCCCAAGGACAAGGTTGAGGGCGCTTACAACCGTGCCTCGTACATGCCGCGGCGCCGGGAGATCGCGCAGGAGTGGGCGGATATGGTGACGGCGGGGCTGGAGCCACCCGAAGCGCACGTGGGGCGGCCGATTCGTTGGGCAGACACGAAGCCGCTGGGACCGAGGAAGCACCTTCAGCAGGAGGCGCACTGATGCCCGGATCGCCAGACGCCACCGCTTGGATCTCGGCTGGCGCGGCGGTGGTGCAGGCGGTCGGCGCGGTCGCAGCCATTTGGTATTCTGGAAAACTGGCACGCGACGCGGCGAAGCGGGAGAGGGCAGCAGATGAAGCAAACGCCCGTCGGATCGACGAGGCAAACGCGGCAGCTGCCGAGCAACGGCGGCTCGATCGCGAGGAGGCCGAGCGCCGACGGGTCATTGACGAAGCGCGTACGTTCAATCGGCCGATCCGGTTGGCCCTGGACCTCATTCGGCAGGCTCGGCAGGAAGTTGAGGATCTCCGCGAGCAAATGCAGCGGAACGCTGCTGCCGGGGAGCTATCGCTGTACGGGATGGGGTTCCAAGGGGCTGCTTATCAAGTGTTGAGGGATCGCCTGCCCGAACTCATCAACGAGGCTCACGACGCGCCGACATCGGCAGCGATCAAGGAAGCATTTGGAGTGTTCGACCAAATTTCCGGGGCAAGGCGCGCCGATCGATGGGTGCAGGACCTCGACACTCGATTATCGCAAATTGACGACGTGGTTCGTGACCTTGAAGATCGACTACACCCGACGAGCTAGGCCGCTGCCCGCTCGACGAGAACCTGATCCGTCCATGCTTCACCTGGTCCCCGCCCATCGTGTCGAGGCGCCGCCCGAGGTACACGTCGGGCGACCGATTCGCCGGGCGGACACAAAGCCGCTCGGGCCGAGAAAGGCCGCTTAATGAACCAAGGTCAGATTATTTTTGAGGCAGCCAAGCTTCTAGGGCAGCTTGTCGGCGCGATCTTCGTAGCGTGGCTAACTGTGCGCTGGGCCCTTGCCCGCTACAAGCAAGAGAAACTCTGGGAACGGCGCCTCGGTATCTACTCCGAGATCATTGCCAATCTAGCTGAAATGCGGCGAACCTGCGAGGTCCTCTTTGAGCACCACGTTCGGATACACCCAATTACGTCCGAACATGAGAAGGTTCTCGGCGAACGCTACCGCGCAGCTAAGCGGCGATTCGAGGAAGCGGCGGCGGGTGCATCATTGACACTGCCACCGAGGACGATCGCCGTCATTCAAGCACTGCAAACAGCGCTCGAACGTTTGTTTACGCGGGAACTGAACATAGCCGACGCAGAGGACGAGGAGTACGGCTTACTCGACAAAGCGATCAAGGAACTTGAGAGGTTTGGACGCGAGGATGTGGCCTGAAGAAGCGCCACTCCGACGTCGCGGTGTGAGGTGTAGCCCGCCCCTTCCGGTGGTTAGAGCGGGGCGACCGGCCTTTCCGTCCAGGGTCCGGACCCTGTCTGCTCCCCGTCGTGCACAACGAGGTGGTGGCGAAGCGGTTTGCTCAGCGGGCTGCCTCAATCGGCTCGTCAACTATATCGCGCCAGGCGCGTCGAGTCACGGCATATCGCGTTTCGCCAGCAAGCCGTCGCGCCACGCCTTCACCTCGTTCTCGCTCCAGCGCGTCGACGCGCCACCCGGCTTGCATGACTTCGGGAACTTGCCGTCCCGCATGAGCCGATAGATCATCGTCTTTCCGATGCCGGCGATCTCGGTGACGACGGCGAGCGGGATAAGGCGGTCGTCGAGCCCATAGTCGACCTCGCGCTTGGCGATGCGCTCGGCCGCGCGGCTGGTCGCCGCGGTGGCGTGGTTCTTCATGGTCGGCGTCTCCCGTCGCGGCAGTAGCCGCATCGTCCGTCGACAAGGCGCGGCATCTGCTCGCCGCACCCGTCGCATTCGCCCGGCTCGCCGGCAGGCATCGGCTCGCGCGCGGCGCGAAGGGTTACGTCGAGGTGCTGCTGCAGGCAGTCGTTGGCTCGATCGGCGACGTCAGCCATGCGCGCCAACCGTCGCGATTTCCTGCGCGATCACGAAGCATTGATCGGGGTACTGCTCGCGAAGACGGAGCGCTTCCGCTTCGGCTTCCGCGAACGTGGCGTGCTTCGGGCGGCGGCTCTGGCGCCCGTCATCCTTGTGCAGCCGATATGGCCCTTCGATCCGGGTCGTCTGGCTCGTCATTGGCGCTGTCCCTTCAGTCGCGCGGGGTTGATCGGGGCCCAGACGATCGCGTTGCGACCGCTGGCATTCTTCCGGCGCTGGCCGCTGTCTCGAACCTTGCCGAGCCTCGATAGCTCGGTCAGGCGGGGCCGGATCGAGAGGATCGAAAGGCCCAGCCGCCCGGCGACCTCGTCGGCAGTCAGGCCATTGCTCCGCTCGACGACAGCCAAGGCGCGAGCGCGCAGCTGCGGCGCCGTGTCGGCGATTTCGTCGGCAGCGTCCTGCGAGGTGGCGCGCGCCTGCGCGCCCGGCTGGTGCGGGTAGGTGAAAAGGTCGCTCATGCCGCTGACCTCAATTGAATGACGGTGGTGTCGGCGCGCTCGCCATCGTCCGGCCCGCCGATCAGCGATGCCCAGCGGCCGCAAACGCGGCTGGCGTGCGTCGTCGGAAAGACGCTGACGATGACGCCGTTCGGAAGCACCACCGATTTAGGCGGCTCGACCTCGCACGTGCCGACGTTCCGTTGAGGTGCGACCTCGCGGGTCGCATTGGCGAACTGCGCGCCGTCCTCGTCCCACCAGCGGCAGGTTTCACAGCGCCGGCTCATGCCGCATAGACCTTGTCGACGAAGCCGCGCCCGCGGACCATCGTCTGATTGACCCATGTGATCCGCTCGGCCGAGAGGCGGCGAATATGGCCGCGGCGGAGGTGCGCGCGACACGTATTGCGATCCCCCTCGCCCGATCCGTCACCGCCGAAATCGGCGCCCGCCAATTCGAGCACGTGGAAGCCGTACAGGGGCGGCTTGCCCTTTCTGACCCGCTGCTTGTTGAGCAGGGCCGGCGCCGGGTGCGCGCGGGTCGAAACGTTCTTACAGGCGAGCGCGCAAGCGAGATCGATGTACGCGTTCACCTCATCCATGAGATCGGCAAGGATGCCCTCGCGGGCACGCTCCGACCCGCTGGTGAGCGTTGCCATCGCGAGCGTCTCCGGAGAGACGATTATCGGGCTGGCGGGCAATGCCCGGGCTGCAGCCTGCGATTTGCTGATGCGCCCGGCCGCAATCATGAGGTCGCGAAATTCCCCGGTGCCGGGGTGATCCATCCAGCCGCCTTCATATTCGAAGTGCACCGCCGCAGCGATCGGCATCCATTTCTGATGCTCGTCATAGAAGGCGATCGAGGCGACCACGAAGCCCCGCGGCAGCGGCGGCATCGCGCCCAACATCGTCGGCGGAAGATCGTCGGTGTAGTCCCACGCCAACGCGATCCGGCGAGAGCATGGGGATGCCGTATAAAAGCTGTCACCCCACTCGTTGCCCTGAGCGACATACTCCAGCGCCACGACCGGGAAGGGTGGGCGCAGGGCTGTCGCCGGCAGCTCGGGTCGCGGCTTGCCCCGATCGAGCAGCGTGCCAAAGTCGGGGAGGATGAACACCTCCGCCTGCTTGAGCTTGCCGATCAGGTACTCGACTCCGACCGCGGTGATAGGCGCGGAGCGCCGGGCCTCGATCGCCATCGCGGACAGGTCAGCGATGGCCTTCGGCGTGAAGTTTAGCGGCTGGGTCATGCCCGGCCTCCCCGCCCGAAGAGAGCGCTGAAGCGGTGAGCCTGCAGGCGAATGCTGATGACCAGCGCCCAAGCGGCGGCGACGAATGCGGACCCGAATAGCCCGCCGATGAGGTAGGCGCCCATGATTAGAGCTCCACCACGCCGGTACGGCGCCGACGCTTGAAGAAAACCCGGTTGGCCTCGGTCTGGAAGGCGTCGCCGAGCGCGGCGTGATTCTGATCGATCTCACAGCACATGAAGTCGAACAGCGTCTCGATCGCCGTCTGCACTACCTCAACCTCGCCGTCTGGCGCGGTCGCGCAGCTCGCATGCAAGTCGTGGGCGGCGACGATATGGAACTGGAGGACCATCGCCTCCGCCCAGCTGTCGGGGACCTGATGCAGGATCGCCACGCGCACCGCGTCGGTTTCCCGCGTGAGATCCTTCAAGGCGTTGCCTAGAAGAAGCGCGTCGGTTTCGTCCTTGCCGTCGCGCGCTTCGCGTTCGGCATTCTCGACGACCCGATACTCGGCCATCGTTTCCTCGTAGCGCTTGTGCATCGCCATGGTCGGCGAGGGCTTGCGCTCGGCCATCTGAGCGCTGGCGGGGGCTGTTGGGGCGATCATTTTTCGTTCTCCCGCAGGGGAGCACCGAGCGCAGCGCGCAGGATCGGCGAAGCGTCCCCGAGATCAGTGGCGAGCTTGTCGAGAAACTCGGGCGAATAGTTGTAGCTGCGGGCTGGACCCGGCCGCATCGGGGGCTCGCCGAGGCGAGGTTCAAACTCGCGCAAGATCAGCGGGAACGCCTTCAGCAGACCGTCCTCTGCGGTCTTCGCCGGCAGCACCATGAGCGTCGCGAACGTATCCGAGGCGGATTCGCCAAGGCGGTCCATGACCTCGTCGGGGCACGGCGTAGCGTAGTACATCGCCAGTTCGGCCAGCTTCCACGCTTCGAACGCGGCGACGATCTCCGGGGAGGCGCTCATGCTGACTCTCCCGGACGAACGTCGGCGTTCTTGCCGGCGAGAGCTGCGACGTCGCGGGCGATCCACGGGCCAGCTTCGGCGGTGAACCCTTCGTTGATTGCGATCCAGACTTTGTCGCGCAGCGCCTCATGAGACGGCGCGAGCGTCATGATCATCGCCATGATTTGCCGATTGTTTGAGAACCGCTCCTCGCCCTCCTCGATCAGGGCCTCGAGTTGCTTCAGCGATTGGGAAGGCTCCGCGCCGAGCTTGCGCAGCCGGATACATTCCTCCTCGACCTTGCTCTTGGCCCGGCACAGCCAATCGAACGCAATGGCCGAGGCGCCATAGTCGCCGTAGGCGCGGGACCAATCGAGGTGCAGCAACTCATCGATCGCGTGCACGACCTGCTGCTCGTTGCCGTCCAGCTTCTCGACGTGGCCGATCAAAGACAGCGGGCCGTGTTCCGCCAGCGCCCGGTCGACCCAGCGCGTCTGGTCTCCCGTCGGGACGTGCAGGAGCAGGCGGGCCACGACACCGGGGACCGTGGTGGCGAAGTTGCCGCGCACCTGATCCTCGTCCTCGATCATCTTGGCGTCGATCGCGGCGAGTTCGGCCTCGGGGTGCTGCTCGACGGGCTTGTCGTCGAAGCTGTACCCATAGGCGCGGGCAGCGCGGATGCGCTCGTAGGCACCAAGGATTTCGGCGTCGGGGCTCTCGGGATCGAAAGCCGGCGTGTCGAACATCGTCATCGCGCGGCCTCCCCAGCAAAGAGGGACAGCGCGACGAGGCGTGCGATGCCGTCGAGCGCCATCGCGTGGAGACGAGGATTGAGCGAGGCGAGCGCGTCAGCGCCGGGGCTTTCGCCCGAGTCGCTCCATCCCGCTTCGAGAACGTGCAGGAGGGCAAACGCCTGCTCGCCGGATGTAACGGCGAGATCCTCCGCGCTGGTGTCGAACGGCTTCATACCGTTGATGTGGAACGCGTTCAGGGCAGCGGTTCCGGCTTTGCTGTCGGTGCTCATGCCGCCACGGCCCGGCGCTCGGCATGCGCCTTCTCGTTGATTGCGCCGACGATCGCCTCGACGTCGACAAGGAGGCCGCTGACGACTTCGAAAATCAGCCAGTTGTCGGACAGGCGGCTGCTGAAAGCGGCGTTGACGGTGCCTCCGTTGACGGGAGAGGCAACAGAGAGATCGTGCAACTCGCCGAGGGCGTCATTGAAGAGGACGCGAAGGCGCTCAATTGCGCACGTCACGTTGTCCAAGGCACCGGTGACGGAGTTGATGATGGGCGTGGGGCGCTCGAGGTCGGGCGCAACTGGTCGTTCGCGCACCGCTATGGGTGCGCGGGATGCTTCGGCGGCCATAAGCCAACCTCCCTGCAAGTGTGAAAGCAGGGAGGCATGCCGCTACCCTGCGCTTATCTCCCTTTCCGACTGCGCCGAGTCACGTGCGCTTCAGATCGGTTGATGAGCACAGAATATGTCCCAAATGGACACGCGTCAACTGCTCACGTGTCCAAAATGTAAATATCCTAGAGAGGCATGAACGCGCCGGTCACTTGCCCTATGACCGTATAGGGTGTCCGGCCGAGGGAAATCGGCTGGTGCGACGGGTCGGTTGAGCACGGCTCAAGCCGCGCAGGATCGGCGCGGTAGCGCTTCACGGTCGTCTCGCCCTCGCCGTTCATGATCGCGTACACCTTGCCCTCGCGAAGATCGGCCAGGTCAGGTTCGACGATGACATAGCCGCCATCGGGAACGAGCTGATCCATGCTGTTGCCGCGCGCCCGGAGCGCGAAGGCGTTCTCGCTGGCCTCGACCGCGGCAACGAAGCCGTCCGAGTTCGCGATTGCCTCTCGCCAATTGCCTGCGGCGATGTCGCCGACGAGGGGGACCATGCGAACGGGTCGAGGGGTAATCGCGCCGTCCGAGATCAGCTCGCGATCGGTAATGCCGAACGCGGTGGCGAGGCGCTCGACCCAGTCGAAATCAAGGCGCCGCTGCGACTTCTCCAGCTTCATGATCTGCGACGCCGTCGTGCCGGCGCGGTCGGCCAGCTCAGCAAGGGACCAGCCGCGCTCTTGGCGCAACGCGCGGACGCGGTTCGGGATCGCTTCGCTCAACTTGGACATCGACGTTCCTCTTCAGTTCGCCGTTCCATATCCACAACGGATATTAAGGAGAAGTGCACAATATGGTTACGAGGACGCGTTGACGCGTGTCCAAATGGGACATAAACTGCTTGGCATGCAGCTCAAAACCTACCTTGCCGCGAAGAGCATCACGCTCGAGGAGTTCGCGCGCCGCATCGGCGCAGCCAACGCCGGGGTCGTTCACAAGTACGCGAACAACGTTCGTGTGCCGCGGCCGAAGTACATGGCCGCGATCGTCCGCGAGACCGAGGGCGCGGTGCAACCCAACGATTTCTTCCAGATCGACGCGCTGGCGCCGACGAACGGGGAGTGACCGGCATGCGGGGGGCGCACCGGTCGTCCGGTAGCGGCGGGTTCCGTCGGGACGAAGCCGAATTTCGTCGTCGCGTCGACGAGTTGAAAGCTCGCACGCCGATTTCGGGCGCGGTTGGCCGCGCGGTTAAGCTCAAGCGATCGGGTCGCGAGCTTCAGAGCCTTTGCCCGTTCCACCAAGAGAAGTCGCCCAGCTTCTACGTCAACGACGCGAAGGGCTTCGCGCATTGCTTCGGCTGCGGCTGGCACGGCGATGTCATCCGCTTCGTCATGGACCGCGAGGGTTGCGACTTTCGCGAAGCATATCGGCGGCTGGCGAACGACGATCTTCCGACGTGGACGCCATCGGAGCGCGCCAAGGCGCAAGCCGAGGACCGGCTTGAGGATCTGGCAAAGGAGCAAGCCGCCCGGAAATTCTTCGCGGAATCGGTGCCGATCGCTGGCACGCCCGGCGAAGTCTATCTGCGCGCCCGCGGCATCACACTCGCGCTACCGGACACGTCCTATGTGCGCTTCGGCATGGTGCCGTCGTGGCAGAACAAGGAAAGCGGCGAATGGGGCCGCAAGCGCCCGGCGATCGTCTGTGGTGCGCAGGACGGGACCGGGGCCGTCGTCGGTATTCAGCGCATATTCTTCCCCGGCGACGATCCGCGGCTGGGCAAGAAGGATTGCAAGCTGAGCCTCGGGACCATCCGGGGTTCGGCGCTGCGGCTGTCGCCGGCCGAGCCCGCCATCATCCTCGCCGAGGGGCCAGAAGACGGCCTTTCGATCATGCAGGAGGGGCCGGGCCTTCCGGTTTGGGTGCCGTTCGGCACCAGCATGATGCCGTCGGTTCAATATCCTTCCGAGGTTCGGCGGTGCATCATCGCCGGCCAGAACAACACAGCCGGCCGGGTCGCGGTGCAGAAAGCCGCTATCGCCTTGTCCGAGCGCGGCCTCGACGTGGCGTTCGCCTGGCCGGCCGCACGGTTCGACGACTGGAACGACCAATTGCGGGCGGTGACAAATGACTGACGCCTTTGCCGAGCAATTCGGGGAAGCGACCCCGGCCGCGCTGCAGCCCCTCGACCTTCGCGGCACGATCGCCGAGGCGGTCGACTATCCCGTTGATGCGCTGAGCCCGGTGCTACGCGACGCGATCAAGGCGATCGAGGCTATCGCGCAGGTTCCGACCTCACTCGCGGCGCAATCCGTGCTCTCTGCCGCCGCGCTGGCGGCGCAGGGCTTCGTCAACGTGACGACGATCACCGGCAAGGTCATCCCGGTTTCCCTGTTCCTGCTCAGCATCGCGGCGTCTGGTGACCGCAAATCGACGTCGGACAGCCTCGCAATCATGCCAGTCAAGGAGCGCGAGGAGCAGCTTGCCGTTCATTTCGAAACGCAGCGCCTGAACTACGCGGTCGATACCGAGGCGTACAAAGCTGCGACCCAGAAGGCGAAAAGCAGTGCGAAGGGCCGCGACGAAATCCGGCAGGCGTTGCAGGACGTCGGGACGCCACCGATCCCGCCAGTCCAGCCGCTTTTGACGGTCGACGAGCCAACCGCGCCGGGCATCCAGCGCCTGTTCGCCGAAGCTATGCCGGCGCTCGGCCTGTTCTCCGACGAGGGCGCGACCTTCCTTGGCGGCTGGTCCATGCAGGACGAGCAGCAAGCGTCGACCGGGGGCATGCTGTCGAAGTTGTGGGATGGTGCCCCGATCAAGCGCATCCGCGCCGACAAGGAAAACGGCACACAGATCCTCTACGGCCGGCGTCTGTCGCTGCACCTCATGGTGCAGCCGGACATTGCCGGGAAGCTGCTTGGCAACAAGGCGGTACGCAATCAGGGGCTGCTCAGCCGCATTCTCGTCGCGGCCCCCAAGAGCCGCAAGGGTACGCGGTTCTGGGTCGAGCCGTCCGAAGAGCATCGCGACAACCTCGCAAAGTATCAGGCCCGGCTGGGGCAGCTGCTTGCGACCGAGTTCAACTTCAAAGACGCGACCTCGCGCGCGCTCGACCTCGAATTAGTCCGCTTGTCGCCGGACGCGAGGGCCGAGCTGATCCGCTTCAGTGACCATTGCGAAAAGTGCCTTGGGCCGGGCGGGAAGTACGAAACGATCGCCGATTTCGCGTCGAAGATGACCGAGAATGCCACGCGCATCGCCGCCGTGATCAGTTTCTTCGAGCAGCCGAACAAGCTCCGCACCGAAGGGCTCAGCATCCGCTACGCACGCGCCGGGATGGCGCTGATGGAGTTCTACGCCAGCGAAGCACTGCGGCTCTACGGCACGTCCGCCCTGGACGACGACACCGCGAACGCAGAGATCCTGATCGACTGGATCAGGAAGCGCGATCTGCCCGCGGTTGGCGTGCGGTTCCTGAACCGCCGCGGACCTCCTCAGGTGCGCAGCTCCGGGCCGCTCAAGCGCGCTATCGAGGTGCTGATCGACAACAACCACCTCGTTCGCATCGCCGGGGGCGCGACGCTTAGGCTCGAGCCCGAGGGCAAGGAGGTTTTCTACAAAGACGCGTACACGGTCGTCCCGCTGGGTGAGGCATGAGCGGCGATACCCTGTTCAGCGCCGGGTTCGATTGGAGCGACGATGTCGCGACGGATGCGACACCGGTTGCGACGCCAGCCAGCGCCACCACCACAGCCGCGCCCGCGACGCTGTCGCAACCCGCTGCGACAGTCGCAGCGACGCCCGGAGAAGCCCTTTTCTCAGGGGATTTCGACTGGTCCGCGCCCGATGTCGCAAGTGTCGCAAGTGTCGCAGCCGAGGCGAAAGTCCCCGAAGCTGTCGCAGTGTCGCGGCCGATTTCCGGGACACCTGTTGCGACACCGGAAACGGCGGATTTTTGCGGTGTTCAGGCCGATTCGCATGAGCGTGTCGCAGATGTCGCAAGTGTCGCAGGATGGCGTGAGGGCGTTGAGCTACTGACCCGAGGGCGCTGCCCGAAAGGCTATGATCCGCGACGGTGGCGCCAGCTCGTCGCAGACGCTCGCGCCTTGGTGCAGAACTGGGGCCCGGACTTCCACGCGCAGGGCTGGACGACGCTGGAGGTGTTCGGGGTGAACCCGGACCCCCGACGGCGGGGCAAGGGCTCGCGCGGATTGTTGCCGGTGCTGCAAGGCCGCGCTGTCGAGGCTGTCGATCGCGATACCGCACTGATCCGCGCCGGGCGCGTGGACAGGCAAACCTACCAGCGCCGGCTGGTAGCCCCGGGCGGTGTTCCGGTCTGGGAGCGGGTTTTGGGGGCTCGGCAGTGAGGCCGTGGCGGCAGCCTGAGGAGGGGGCCGGGGATAGCGCCTCCAGCGCTACCCCGACCATCCCCGCCTTGTCAACAGGCATAGGGATTCCGGCGAACGTGCTGGCGAGAATTACGAGCGGAGTGGTGGCGTGATGAGCAGGAAAGACAAGGCGCAAGCGCGGGAGAAGGTGATGTTGGCGACGGTCGCGGCGAAGACGCCCGGCAGGCAGCCGACGAACAAGGATCGCGACGGGCCGACCCCGGAGCAGCACAACCACGCGACCTATGTGGTGCAGGACATCGTCGACAAGATGGCGAACGGCGTCACGATCCGGGTCAACAAAGCGTACCGGCGGCAACCGATCTTCGAGACGCTGTGGAAGCAAACGGGATCAGGGATCTCGGTCGAGGGTCTGTTCGCCCTGCGCTATTATCGGGCACGATATGAAGAGACGGAGCAATCCCTGACCCGCTGCGCGCTCGACGTCCAAGGGCGGGGAGGGGGCTCCGAGGCTCCGCTCCCGCGCGGCATAGACGCGTTCATGTTCGTCGGGGAAGGCGCTGAACGAACCTTGGACCGTCTCGAGCAAGCCATGGGTGCTGTCGCTGACACGGTCCGGGCTGTCGCGCTAGAAGACCAGTCCTATTCCGACGTCGCTATCGCACGCTGGGGAAGTCGCAAGCAAAGCTGGATCCAGCAGCCTAACAAGCGCCAGGGCAAGGCGGTCAATGCGGAGAAGATCGTCCCGAAGTCAGGGCGGCACCGGGAGATCATCCGGCAGGAGTTCCTCCTCGGCCTGCGCCGGCTGGTCGAGGCAGTGCGCCTGCTCACCGCCAGCACCACCGAGTTGCGCCCGGACACCCGGCCTATCGTGGGCGTCGTGATGGACGATGGCGCCAAGCCGGTCACCGCATCAACCGCTGCACCGACCGACGTCGACCCCGAGTTCCTGAACGAGCAGGGATACCTGCGCGAGTGGGACGAGATCGCCAAGATTATCCGCACCCGGACCGCAGCATGAGGAGGCTTGCTCCGGGGCAGCGCATGTGGCACAGCGGGCGTCATTGGAATTGCGCCCGCACCTCTTCGGTGACCGGGTGCTTTGTCGTTATGGCGATCGTCGGGGGTGAGGATGGCAACGCAGCCCGCCCCTCTGACCGTTGCTCAGCAACTCGAACGCTTCGCCATCGACGTGCACGATATGGCCTTCGACTTCATGGAGCCGGCTCGCTCGCATCGAGACGCCGAGGGTCGCATTGCCCGTGTCGAAGACCTCGCTGACCGCCTGCGCGCAGCGGTTCGCGGGCGGGGTGTAACAATCTTGCGCAGCGACGCACGAACCTGACGAGAGGGCGCAACATCATTGCGTCTGCCCGCGATTTCAGGGGGTTTCGTGGGTCCTTCCGGGCGTCTGACCCTATGCGGGGGCCAAAGGCGCGGAACGTTTCTAGCCACAAAACCTCATAGGTGCCGCCGCCTCGACGCAGTTTTTGGCGGATTTCGGCGATTCTTTACGGGTCGGAGGCGGCATTTTGCGGATTTCTGACCACAATCTGACCCGTGCCGACGTCGCGTGGCTGCTCGGTATGTCGGACAGCTGGGTCCGCGACCGCATGCAGGCCGGCGATTTGCCCCGGCCAGGCGCGACCGCGGAGGAATATGTCGAGGCGTTCGTCGCCTTCAAAGTGGCGAAGCTGACCGGCGACGACGAAGGCGGAAGCTACGAGGTCGAGAAGACGCGGCTCACGCGCGAGCAGGCCGACGAGAAGGCAATGGATAACGCGGAGCGGCGCGGCGAGCTTGTGTCGCGGCCCGACATCACCCTCGCATTCGCGAGCGTGATCGCGCTGGCGGTGTCCCGGCTACAACTCGTGCCCGACGTCATCGCGAAGGGCGACCACAAGCTCCGCAAGCGGGTCGAAGCCGCGATGACCGATGCGCTCGAGGAATTGAGCATGACGCGCGTCGAGGAAGCGATGGGCGGGGGCATGGATGAGGAAGAAGACCTCGACGCCCCCGGAGGCACCGAAGCCTGACACGCTGCGCGTCCGGCTAGCGGAAGTTGCCGACGCGGTCCGCGAATGTCTGGCGATCTTCAAGCCACGCGACAAACCGCCGCTGTCGATCTGGATGGCGGACCACGCGCGGCTTGATGACGGAAGCAGGTTCAGGGCGTTCCCCTTCCAGAACGGAATTGCCGATTCCTTCACCGACCCCGAGACCTCGCAGGTCACGGTTCGCAAGAGCAGCCGCATCGGCTATTCGACCATCGTTCAGGGTTACACCGGCTATTGCATAGCCGCCGATCCGCGTCGGCTGCTGACCTATCAGCCGACGATCGATGACGCCGAGAATTACAGCAAGGACGATCTCGAGCCGGTCCTGAACTGGCCGGCGGTCCGCAAGGTCGCCACCTTCAAGCCGCGCCACCGCGACAACCAAATCCGGGCGAAACGCTTCAAAGGTGGCTGGATCCAGATCAAGGGCGCGAACAGCCCGAAAGAATTTCGCCGCGTCACGGCCGACAGCGTGTTGCTGGAGGAGCCGGACGGCTACCCGTGGTCGGCCAAGGAGGAAGGCGACCCCGCGCGGCTCGCGTTTAAGCGCAACCTGACATCGCCGCGACGCTTCAGCGCCGCGGGATCGACGCCCAAGATCAAGGGCTGGAGCCGGATCGACGCCCTGTTCGAGCAGGGGACACAGGAATATCGGTATCTGCCATGTCCGCACTGCGGCACGATGCAGACCCTCGTGTTCGGCGACGGCACGGGGGCCGGCATTCGCTGGGAGCCGAAGCACAAGCCGAAACGGGCTTGGTATCGCTGCGTCGAAGGCTGCGACATTGACGAGAGCGACAAGCCCTCGATGGACGAGCAGGGCGAGTGGCGCGCCCACAATCCCGACGCCGGCCCGCGGCATCGCTCGTTCCATATCTGGGCCGCCTACAGCCAGTTCGAAGGCGCCTCGTGGCTGGAAATCGCCAAGGAGTTCATGGAGGTCTATAAGGACCCCAACCTTCTCAAGCCTTTCGTCAACCAGGTGCTCGGCGAAGCCTTCGTTGAAAAGGGTGAAGCGCCGGACTGGGAACGGCTCTACGATCGGCGCGAGAAAGAGATGGCGCTCGGCACTCCTCCATCATGGGCCGGGGTGCTGATCGGCGCTGCCGACGTCCAGCGCGGCGGCGGTGGCCGCATCGATCTCGACATTTGGGCATTCGGACCCAACCGAAAACGAGCCTTCGTTGAACGGATCGAGGTGTTCGGCCCGATCGCGGATGAGACGACGTGGAAGAAGCTCGACGTGGAAGTCGCCCGCGAGTGGCAGACCGCAGACGGCAAGCGGATGCGGCTGGCGCGCGTGGCGATCGATACCGGCGACGGCGAAAGCACGATGGACGTCTATCGCTGGGCCCGGCGTCATCCGGGCTTCGCGATGGCGGTGAAGGGCCGTGACACGCTCGCCGCATCGCAGGCGATTGGCGCGCCGACGTGGCAGGACGTCACGGTCAAGGGCAAGAAGATCAAGAAGGGCGTGCGGCTCTGGAACATCGGCACTTCGATGCTCAAGCTGGAGCTATTCGGGTCACTCGGGCTCGAGAAACCCGTCGACGGAGAGGAATACCCGGAGGGCTTTGTCTATCTGCCGGACGGCACGCCCGACGAGTGGATCAAGCAGCTCGTCGCGGAGGAGCTTCGGATGCATCGCCTTCGGTCGGGCGGTGTCCGGCGCGAGTGGCACAAGACGCGGGACCGCAACGAGGCGCTTGATAACGCGGTCTATGCTCGCGCCGTCGCTATCAGCCTCGGCGTCGACACATGGCCGGATTCGAAATGGCGTCAGATCCGCGGCGAGGTTTCGAGGAAGCGTCGCCCGCCGCCGACGACGCAAGGCCAGCCGGCCGAACAGCAACAGCAGTCACCACCCCCGGCAGCAGCGCGCGCCAAGCGAGCGCGCCGACCGAACCCGTTCACCACGAGGAGGTAAGGATGGCATATACCCCCGCCGACCTCGAAAAGGTGCGCAAGGCCATTGCGTCCGGCGTGCGCAAAATCACCTTCGCCGACGGTCGGTCGACGGAATACCAGAACCTCGACCAACTGCTCGCGGCCGAGGAAGTGATCGCGGCGCAGATCAAGATGCAGGCGCAGGCGAGCAGCGGTATCCGCCGCCGCCGCGTCCCCTTCTACAAGAGTGGGCTCTGATAGTGGCGGAGCGCTCGTTCATCGATCTCCTGCTCGGCCGGCAACCGAAGCCGGTCGCCGCGGAGCGCCCGGCTTCGCCGCGCATCCGTACTGGTCGCGGCGCCCGCGCGGAATACGACGGAGCTACGGTCGGCCGGCGCGCGGCAGGTTGGCGGCGCACCCGCCTGGACGCGAACAGCGAGCTTTCGCCGGCAGTGGCGGCGGCGCTGCGCGGAATCGCTCGCGACCTCGTCCGCAACAACCCTTATGCCGCCAGCGGCATCGCCTCGATCGTCAACAATCTGGTCGGCACGGGGATCACCTTTCAGGTCTATCGCGACGGCGTGATTGATGACCGGCTGAACAAGCTGGCACGCGAGCATTTCGATAAGCCGAACTGTGATGCCGCGGGGCGGCACGACCTTTACGGGCTCCAGTTGCAGGCCGCGCGCGCCATTGTGGAAAGCGGCGCTGCCGTTGTTCGTCAGCGCTGGCGGCGGCTCTCCGATCGCCTGCCGCTCCCGTTCCAGCTTCAGGTTCTCGAACCCGACTATATCGATCCGTCGAAACACGGGCCGCTCAGCAGCGCGCCGGGCGTGAACGGCGGCTATGTCGTAAACGGCATCCAGTTCAGCCCGCTCGGGCGCCGCGAGGGATACTGGCTGTACAACGGCCATCCCGGTGCCGCGCGTCCGAGCGCGCAAGGGTCGACATTCGTGCCAGCGCGCGAGATTGCCCACGTATTCCGCGCCGATCGCGCCGAGCAGGAACATGGCGCGACGTGGTTCGCGCCGATCATTCTGCGCATGAAGGATTTCGGCGACTTCGAAGACGCCGAGCTGACCCGCCAGAAACTCGCCTCGGCCTTTGTCGGCTTCGTTGCCGGCGATGATGCCGACGCGCCGGTGCCGGGCATCGAGACCGAGGAAGGGGTGACCTCCGACGGCTTCGAAGAGCGCGAGCCGCTCGATTATCTTGAGCCAGGCACCTTCCAGTATGGGCGCGCAGGGGAAGAGGTGACGTTTTCGACCCCGCCCAAGAGTGACGGTTACAAGGATTATTCCAAGATCTCGTTGCTCGCGATCTCGGCCGGGCTCGGCGTCCCCTATGAGGAGCTGACCGGCGATCTGTCGGGCGTCAGCTTCATTTCGGGCCGCTTGGGCAAGCTGAAATACCAGCGCGCGGTGACGGTCTGGCAGTGGCTCATGTTCATCCCGCAATTCTGCGGATCGGTGGAGCGCTGGTTCATGGAGGCGCTGGAAATTATCGGCGAGGACACGACGGGCGTGTCGATGAGGTGGACGCCGCCACGATTCCCGATGATGGACCCGGCGACCGAGATCCCTGCGATCCGCGACGCGATCCGCTCAGGCCAGATGACGCTATCCGGCGCTGCCGAGGAGCGCGGTGAGGACTTCGACACCTTTGTCGCGAAATGGTCCGCAGATGCCGGAAAACTCGATGAGCTTGGCCTGATCTTCGACAGCGACCCCCGCAGGGTCACCTCGGTCGGCAACGCCGTCCAGCCCACCAGCCCCGCACGGTCGGAGCCTCCGAAAGGCAACTGAACATGACGGAAATCCTGATGTACGGGATCGTCGGCGACAGCTGGGACGGTCTCGACGCGAACACGCTCGTCCCGATGATCAGCGCCGGCGACGACGATCTCGACGTGCGGATCAACAGCCCGGGCGGTTACGTCATGGAGGGGCTGGCGATCTACAACGCGCTCATTCGCGAGCAAAAGAAGGGCCGCAAGGTCACGACCCATATCGACGGCCTCGCCGCATCGATGGCCTCGGTTATCGCGATGGCCGGCGAGGAGATCATCATCGCGGAAAACGCGCTGATCATGATCCACAATCCTTGGGACTGTGCCTGCGGAGATGCCAACGAGCTGCGGCGCGCTGCCGACAAGCTCGACCGCCTGCGCGACCAGACCGTCAGCATCTACTCGGCCCAGACCGGCCTGACCGCCGACGATCTCATTCCGATGCTCGATGAAGAGACGTGGTTCACCGCGGAACAGGCACTCGAGCAGAATTTCGTCACGTCGATCGTCGGGGCGTCGACCGCCTCGGCCTGCAACGTGAAGCCATTCGGGTTCCGCAAGGCCCCCGATAGCCCGCTCATCACCTCAATGGCGATGGCGCGCACCCCGCGGACGGCCCCCGCCGCTCCTCAACGTCCACAGGAGACTCAAATGGACACGACGACTCAGCCGGCGGCCGAAACCAAGCCCGCCGCTCTCGACACCACGACCTCGGTCGTCGCGCTCAGCACCGCTGACGTGACCGCTGCCATCGCGGCCGAGCGCACCCGCGCCTCGACCATTCGCATGCTCGGCAAGAAGCACGGCCTGGCCGACGACTTCATTGACGATCTGGTCGGCAGCGACACCCCGCTCGCCACCGCCCGCGAGAAGATCCTCGACAAGCTGGCCGAGGGCGGCGACGCCCAGAACATCGGTCATACCGCGCCCGCCCGCGTCACCAAGGACCAGCGCGACAAGTTCGTCGAAGGCGCCAGCAACTGGCTTCTCGTCAAATCGGGCGTGGCTCACCTCGTCGAACGGGCGGCTGCTCTCCGCGGCGAGACCGTCAAGGTCGATCCCGGCGAGTTCCGCGGCGTGCGCAACTCGGATCTGGCCCGCGAGGCGCTCAGCCTGTCGGGCATTCAGGCGAACGCGCGCGACCCGGAAATCCTCGTCCGCGAGGCGATGACCGCGCGCTCGGCGATCACTCAGTCGACCAGCGATTTCCCCATCCTGTTCGAAAACGCGGTGCATCGCATTCTGCAAGCCGCCTATGCGACCACGCCGGACACGTGGACCCGCTTCTGCGGCACGGGCACCGTGACCGACTTCCGCGCGCACACCCGCTACCTGCGCGGCTCGTTCGGCGCGCTCGACACGGTCAACGAGACCGGCGAGTTCAAGAACAAGCCGATTCCCGACCTCGCCAAGGAAGTGATCAAGGCGACCACCAAGGGCAACATCATCAACCTGTCGCGGCAGGCGATCGTCAACGACGATATGGAGGTGTTCTCGGGGCTGGCCGTCGACCTTGGCCGGGCGGCGAAGCTGACGATCGAGATCGACGTCTATGCGCTGCTGAACGCCAATCCGCTCATGAACGACGGTGTGGCGCTTTTCCACGCGAGCCACGGCAACCTGATGACCGGCGCCGCGCCGTCGGTCGCGGCGTTCGACTCCATGCGTGTCGCGATGGCGTCGCAGAAGGATCTGAGCGGCAACGAGTTCCTCGACATCCGTCCCGCGGTTGGTCTGTTCCCGATCGCGCTCGGCGGAGCCGCGAAGGTCGTCAATGGCAGCGAATATGACCCTGACGCGGTGAACAAGCTCCAGCGGCCCAACATCGTGAAGGGCATGTTCGAGCAGATCGTGGACACGCCGCGTCTCACCGGCACGCCGTGGTACGGCTTCGCCGATCCCAAGGTAGCGCCGGCAATCGAGGTGGTGTTCCTCAACGGCGTCACCGAGCCGTTCACCGACAGCCAGGACGGTTGGCGCGTGGACGGCGTAGAGTGGAAGGTCCGCCACGATTACGGCGTCGGCGCCGTAAACTGGCGCTCCGCCCAGAAGAACCCGGGCGCTTAATCCTCGCCCTCGGTGAACCTCGGAAAGGGCGGCCTCGCGCCGCCCTTTCCGTATCGGGAGACCTAAGATGACCACCCCAAAGACCAAGATGATCAAGCTCCTCACGCCCGTTCCGGCGAGCGGTCGGCTTCGCTACCCGCACGAGGGCTTGATCCACCTCAACGCCGACGACGCCCAGCGGCTGCTGGACGACAAGGCGGGCGAGGACGCGACCGGTGACTTCACGGCGGACCAGCTCAAGGACCTGCCCGTCGAGCATATCACCGTCGTCACCGGCGACACTCCGACCAAGGAGCCGCCGCATCGCCACCAGTCCGAAACCGCGCCGGCCCCCGCCGATGCGGAGGAGCCCCAAAAGCCCGCCGCGGGCGGCAAGCCCGAAAAGGAGTAAGCCGAAATGGCACGCACTTTCGTTCAGCCGGGTGACACGCTCACCCTCATCGCCCCCTATGCCGTCGCCTCCGGTGGTGGCGTTCTCGTCGGCGCTGTGTTCGGCATCGCCCTCCACGATGCCGCGCAGGGCACCCCCGTCGAGACCAAGCGCACCGGTGTCTGGGACGTCGCGAAGGCCACCGGGCAGAGCTGGGTCGCACACACGACCAAGCTTTACTGGGACAACACGGCAAAGAACCTCACCTCGACCGTAGGCAGCAATCTGCTCGTCGGCGTGGCTGGTGCATCCCAGGCGAGCGGCGACACCATCGGCCGCGCGCTGCTCACCGGCCAGATTTCGTAAGGCGGTCCCCACCTCCCTGCGCCTGAACGGGCGGCTTGGCTTAGGCTCGGCCGCCCGTTCCGTTTTTGGAGCATCCCCATGTTAAAGCATATCGTTCTCCACTCGCCCACGATCGACAACAAGGGCGGCTATCATGATGCCGGCGCCGAGCTGGCGATTGGCGACGACGCAGCGCCCAAGGTCATCACCCTTGCTCGCGCACAGGAGCTCGTCGACGGCAATCGCGCCGTGTCGCGGACCGACGCGAAAGCCAGCGAAGGCGATACCGACAAGAGCGGCAAGAAGTAATGCGCGAGGAGGCGGCGGCGGCGCTCGACGCAATCCGCGCCGTCTATGGGGCTGAGGTGCGCTATACCGGCGCCGGTCTCACCTCCGGCCCCATTGTTGCCATTCGCTCGGACAGCATGCCGCGCGCCTTCCAAGGCTTGAGCGGCGATCCTGGCCGACTTTGGTTCGAGATCCAGAAGCAGGACCTCCCTGAGCGCCCCCTGAAGGGCAACCTGATTGTCGAGGCTGCTACGGAGGACCGCTGGCGCGTCATCGACGTCGATGAAGCTCAATCCGACGTCGCAGCGTGGATCCTGTTCGTTGAAACGGCTGGGCCGGCATGACCGCGCTCGGCAAGATCTTCGCCACGATCGACGCCCGGCTCGATGCGGTCGACCGAGCCGCGAGCTACGAACGCTTCCCGTCCGGCGATCCAGACGTGTTCCCGTCGCTGGCAGCATTCGACCGCGGCGACGAGCCGATCGAACAGGAGGCGGGCACCACGCGGCTCGCCATGACGCTCACGGTCGAGGGGTACGTCGCCGGCATCGGCGGTGTCGAAACCCATGACGAACTGCTGGCGCTCCACGCCGAGACCGTCGCGGCCCTGTGCGGCGATGAAGGATCGAACCTCGGCGGACTGGCCGAGAACATCGAGGTCGCCGGGCAGCGGATCGTCGCCATTGCCGAACTGTCCAAGGAGCGGCGGCTCAGCTTCTCCCAAGATTTCGAAATCATCTACACCACCGTCCGGGGTGACCCGGCTTCGCTCGCATAGGAGATACCTCGATGGACCAGACCATTCGCCCGGCGAACGTCGCCGTGCTGATCAAGCTCGAGACGTTTGAAGGCGTCGACGCGGTTCCAACCGCAACGGCTGACGCGATCCCCGTCGAGGCCGATTCCGTCTCGTACAACACGCCCTGGACGCAGGAGGCCTCGAACGGGGCGACCGGCTCGCTGGTTTCGGGCGCCCCGCTGATCATCGGCCAGCCGGCGACGGTCAGCTTCCGATCGCGGGTAAAAGGTGCGGGAGTTGGCGCGACCTATTCGGCCTCGGTCAAGCCGCCCCTGCACCAAGCGTTTCAGGCCTGCGGCTGGCGCGGCCAGTTTCAGGCGGCGATTGCGACGGCGCTGGCAACTGCGGGCGGCGCGAGCAGCGCCACGCTCCCCGCCAGCTTCCCCGCGACTGCGCGCGCGCTGATCGGCATGCCGCTGGCGATCACGGCAGGCGTTGGCAATGGCGCGGTCCCGATCGTGACCGAATACACCGCCGGCCGGGTTGCTACGCTGGGCGACACCTTCACGCCGCCGCTCGACACCACCACTAGCGCCTCGATCCCGCCCAACTGGACCTATGCCCAGACGTCGCCCTCCGATGCCGCTGCGCGCGCGACCGACCAGCCGAGCGCCACGATCTATATCTACGAGGACGGCGTTCTCTGGAAATTTATCGGGTGCCGTGGCGTGATGAGCCTCGACGGGCGCTCGGCGCGCCCGGGCTATGCCGGCTTCCAGTTCACCGGCATCTATGCGGGCCGCGCGGACGCCGCGGTTCCGACCAACCTCGTCATTGCGAACCACTCCGCTCCGGTGCTGGCGCAGGGCTCGGTCGTGTCGTCGGCGGTGCTGATCAACCGCAAGCCGCTGGCGATTTCGACCTGGTCGCTCGACGCTGGCTCTCAGCTGGAAACGCCGGACGATCCGAACACGCCCTATGGGTTCGGCACCAGCCAGATTGTCGATCGCACGCCCATGCTGAAGGTTGACCCTCTCGCAACGCTGGTCGCGAACCGCGACACGATCGCCGACATCGGCAATGGCGTCACCATGACGGCTGTTCTGCGGCACGGTGCTCAGACCGGCAACCGCTGGGCGCTTAGCACGCCAATGGCGCAGCCGGTCACCGCCGACCCCGGCACGCGTGGCAAGCTCCGTTCGGAAGACGTCAGCTTCCAGCTCCGCAGCCTCGGCCGCGATAGCGTGACGCGCGACACCGACCGCATCATTACGTTCTTCTGAGGCGAGGCGCATGACGATCCTGACCAGCACGCAAGCCGTTCCCTTCAAGGCGCCGTGGCGCGAGAACGACCCGGAGGCGGTGACCTTCTATCTCCGCGCCGGCACAGTGATCGAGCGAGGGCTCATGGAGGCGGAGATTGCCGGCGATCACCGGGCCGGACTGGTGCACGGCTACGAGCTGCGCGCCGCGGTGACCTCCGGCATTCAGACCCTGCTCGACGGTGACCCCGATCATGATCGCGTCCTCGAGCTTTTCGAGCAGGAGCTTGAGCACGAGGTTGCGAAGGTGGCGGCAGCGGCGAAGGAGGAGCCCGAGCCGTCCGACCCGCTCACACCGGAGGATCGGCGCCTGCTGGGCGAGGTGCGCAACGTGCTGGCCGAACATTGGCCCGAGTATCGCGCTCTGATTGCCCAGATGGAGCGCCGCCGCGCCGTCGCGCCGATCGTCGCCCTCAAGCGGTTCTGCACCAACATCGTCGGCGCCAAGGTCAAGTTCACCAAGGGGGTCGACGGGCTCGTTTCGGACAAGACGCTGGCTGCGCTCGATCCGCAGGAAATGACGGTCGCCGGTAGTAGGGCGTTCGGCCTCCAGTATGGCCCGGGTGAGGAAAAAAACTCCGGGCGGCCGTCGCCGTCAGACGACAGCCCGAAGCCTACCACTTCGGCCGAACCGTCGAAGGAGGCTGGGAGATCGAGGGGACGCGCTGGCCGGAAAACCCCCGCATAGTCCTTCCCGCATGGGTCTGGCCGGTGGTGGACTTGTATTTCCTGACCCGTCGCTACGCCTCACCGATGACGGGGCAGGCCCTCCCTTGCCCCGGCAGTCCCGGAGAGCAGCCGGCGGCGCTTATGGATGCGTTCGCACTGCTGGACGCATCGGAGAAAGCGGGGGAGGCGGGCTAGTTCTTGGGTTGCGGCTTAGGCTTGGGCGTGGGGGTCGGCGCGTCCTTTCGGATGCGATTGATCTGGCCGTCCCGATTCGATGGCTTGCTCGAGTTATTATTACCTGTCTTCGTGGTGCTGGTTGGCCGCTTTGGCGCAAGATGGAGTTGTGTTTCCAATGTCGACATCCCCCTATGCTGCCGCCGATCCAGCCAAGTTGGCGGAAATTCTTCGCCTAGCTGAATCTCGTCTCGCGGCCCAGCTTACGTTGGGTGTCGCCGCTGATCAACGCGCTATGACCATGGCGTCCTTTCTGGCGGCCTTAGATGCGGCCGTGATTGCGGTGTGGGCCGTAATCGGCGCCGGACACGCGGTTCCCATCGGCGCTTTGGTGTTCGGTTTTGGGATTGCAGCGACCATCGCTGCGTTCAGCGCCCAGCCGGTGGCTTGGGACACACCAGGAGCAAAACCTAGCGACTGGACTGACGATATCGTTGATGGAGACACATTGCATAACGGTCTCGCGGCCATGGCGGAACACTATGATTCTATGATCAGCCAGAACGATCGCGTGCTCTCATCCAATGGAAACGCGATGCGTCTTGCGTTTGTATTCATGCTCCTGACCCTCCTTCTCGCAGCCTGTTTGGCTGCGTTGGTGATCTAAATTGACGAGCCGGGCTGACTTCTCGCTTGATGAGGGAAGGCTAGATCGCGCCAGCGACAAGCTGGTGCGGAGCTATCTCACTGCGGGCGCCCGGGCGGTCTCCAACACGACCAAGCGGCTCGAACGCAGGTTCGAGACCGCGACGCAACGTGCGGTGCCTGGCCGCCTCTGGCGTGCCTGGGGCTCGTCCAACTTCCCCAAGTCGGGCCCAGCCCGAAACCCGGTGGGAACGGTGTTCGTCAATGGCGGCGCCCGGACGAACGCGGCCATTCGCTATTTCACCACGCCCGGCAGGGTGCGGGCGAAGGACGGCGGGCCTGTGGCAATCCCGTTGCCGGCGGCCGGCGCGCGCCGTCGCGATCCAATGATGACCCCGGAACGCTGGGAGGCGATCCACGGCGTAAAGTTGATCCCGATCAAGCGCCGGGGCCGCGCGATGATACTGGCTGCCCCGGGCCGCGCCGCCGTAGGCGGGACCTATCGGAAGATCGGCCGCGCCAAGACTGCGGCCGACCAACGCCGCGGGTTCATGCGCGGCGAGCAGCTGGTGCCCATATTCGTCATCATGCCCGATCTTCCGTTCGCCAACGCCGTTGCGCTCGCGCCCATGATAGCGAGTAGCGAGCGTGAGTTGGCCGAGGAGTTCCTCGACGCCGCGCGGGCTGTCGCTTGATCAGCGGGGGCAGCTTGGATAGTGTCTCATCTATCGTCTAGTCCTGCGCCTACGGGGCTGGACAACCCTCTTCCTCCGTTGCAGCGTGCCGCCCCCTCACGGGGGAATGCGAATGCGTGCGGCGATCATACTGGCAGCGGCGGGATTGAGTTTGGCGGGATGCCAGGACTCGCGGCTGGCCAAGGCCGAGGCGGCGGTAAAGGAAAAGCTGAACGATCCGTATTCGGCGATATTCGAAAACGTAGAGATTTGTCCCGCCAGCGATTTGTTTCATGGCTCCGTCAATGCCAAGAACCGCCTAGGCGCCTTCACCGGGGAAGCGCCCTTCATCGTCGTCAGCGGGACAGCCTATATAGCGCAACAGGAAGGCCCACAGCAGCCTTCCGACCTGCTAAATGCAAGGTTCTTCGATGCACTGTCGCGCGAATGTTTTTTCGGTGACGGCGCCCGCGATTTCATAGCCTTTGCCAAGAGCTATGACGTGTCCAAGGATTCGCTCGATAAGTATTACAAGGGTGTGCGCGCCAAAGCGAAATAGAGGCCGGCGCAATCATCACTGAGAAATCACGCGGGCGGTCCATCGGGCCGCTCTTTTCTTTTGGGAGGCGCGAATGGCAACGACCGACATTGTCGCGCGCCTCCATCTGCGCGCCGAACAGTTCACGTCCGAGACTGGCGCCGCCTTCGCGCGTCTGAAGTCGAATGCTCGCTCGTCCGCATCGGAGATCCGCACCGAGTTCGGTGGAGCGTTCGCCGACGTGCAGCGCCTCGCCCAGACTGCCCTGCGCTTGCCGCGCACCGAGGCCGGGGCCCTTAATCTGGCGCCCCAGATCGCCCAGCTGACGAATCAGGCGAACGCGGCCGAGCAGGCGTCGCTGGCGCTCCGGGAGCTGTCGATCGCACAGAACGCCGCTGCCGCTTCGGCCCGGGAAGGTGCGCAAGCGTTGCGGCTGGAGGCGGACGCTTCGGCTGTCGCTGCGCTCAATGAGGAGCAGCACGCGCGGGAAATCCGACAGAAGATCGCCGCGCTCGAGGCCGTTCAGCTCGAACTGAACCAGACCACGAGCGCAACCCGGCTCCTGACCGTCGCCGAGAACGAGGCTGCAATCGCTGGCCGACGTGCAGGCGGGGGGTTCGGCATGGCCGGCCAGCAGGTGACGGACTTCACGGTTCAGGTTATGAGCGGTCAATCGGCTGCGCTCGCATTCGCTCAGCAGCTGCCTCAGCTCACCTACTCGCTGATTGACGTTGGCGGCACCGCGGGCCGCATCGGTGCTTTCTTCGCCGGCCCTTGGGGTACGGCGATCACACTCGCGACCGTAGTCCTGACCCCCCTCATCGCGAAGCTGTGGGAGTCGGAGGACGCGGGCAAAGGCGCAGCGAGCGGGGTCGACGCCTATGTTGCGGCGCTGGATCGGCTTCGGCAGACCGCAGGCGCGTTCAAATTTGGCTCCCCCGAGTTCGCCAAGATCGCCACCACCGCAAACGAGGCCGAGGCAAAGGTCGCTCGGCTGCGGCTCGAACTGGCCAAGGCACCAGCCAAGGCATCGTTCGGATTTGAGGCGCCAGCTGGCGGTAGTGCGATGATCGCCACCGGTTCGCCCGCTCCGGCCATTCGCGACAAGGCGCTGGTGCAGCAGGACCTCAATGCGGCGATTGCTGCTCGCGATAAAGCCGTCATGGATCGCGACGCTCTGCTGATGCAGAAGACGAATTACGACCTCGCGAACGCACCGAAGCCGGACACACCTCGGAAGCGGCGCGGCCCGTCGGCCGCGAGCATTGCGACCCGCGAGTACGGCAACGACACCGAAGACAAGATCGCCAGCATGCGCGATCGGTTCCTCGAAATGCCGCCCGCAGTGCGTCAGGTTCACGACGCTCTGCGCGAGGTGGACGACATGGTCCGCGACCTTAATCGGCGCCAGCCGGACGGCTTCAAGGAGACGATCAGGCAGGCCGAGGCGCTGAAGCCGCTTATTCGCGACGCGCTCAACAAGCCATACCGGGACTATGTCGACCAGCAGCGGGAGAGCCTTGCGATTGGCCGGCTGACCCTTGAGGGGCGCGACGCCGAGGCGGAGGCGATGCAGGGGATGTTCCGGCTTCAGGAGCAAATGGGACCGCTCACCGATCAGCAGCTCGAGACGGTCCTCCGTATCGCCGAGCAGCACGAACGGATCACCGAGGCGCTCGAGGATCAGCGTCGAATCGTCGGCATCTACACGGCCGGCGTGCATGAGCTCCAATCGACGTTCGATGAGTTTCTCCAGAACCTCGACGGCAACACCGGCTCAGCGCTTAAGGATCTGATCGGCGGCTGGGTCGATGACCTGAAGAACGTTCAGCGCAACCTGCTCTCCAACGCCATCTTCGGCGGCGTCGATCGCGAAGTCGAAAAGTACGTGCGCTCGATCACCGGCAAGCGCACGCCGGCAGAGATCCTTGAGGAGCAGGCCGAGGATGCCGGCAAGGCGCTCAAGGGGTCGGTCGGCGGCGCCAGCACCGCACTGGACGAGTTCGTAAAGGCGGTCCGGGCCGCGTCGGCGCAGATCAGCGCGACGGCTGGCTTGGCTGGCGGGTCGCTGTACCCCGTCGCCGACGGCACGGCCATTTTCGACAATGTCGCCCGTTCGCTGGTGACCGAGGCATTCGACAACGTCGCTAAAACCATCGCGAATGATAATGGCGAGGGCGTCGACGAGGAAATCATCGTGAACGGCATCCGCGACGCGGCGTCCATGGTGCTGAAATCTTCGAGTGTTTGGGAGGTCGCCGCCGACAAGATCACGAGCAATCTGGAGGGCCTCGTCGGTAAGCTCCCGGGCTTCATCAAAGACGGGTTCAAGGATGGTGTTCCGACTTTGATGCAGGGCATCGGCTTCGGACAGCTCGGCGGCTCGGTGTTCTCGTCGATCACCGGGGGCAAGGACAACAAGTTGGCCAGTTCGGTCGGTGGCGTCCTCGGAAACGTCGCCGGCAAAGCCCTCGGCAGCACGATCTCGACTGCGATCGGCGGAGCTCTTGGGCAAACCCTCGGCAGCGCCGCCGGGCCGATCGGTTCTATACTGGGCGGTGTGCTCGGGAATGTAGTCGGAGGGCTGCTGACGAAGCCGCAGTACGGTACCGCGATCCTGACCAACGCGACCGACAAGGTCAGCGCGACGGGCCGAGGCTCGTCCTCGACCAAAGCCGCCTCGGGGCTCGCTGGATCGGTGCAGCAGGGCCTGACCCAACTGGCGGACCAGCTCGGCGCCACGCTCGGCAATTTCGATACCGTCGTCGGCATGTTCGATGGCAAGTATCGGGTTCGCACGACCGCGGCGGGCTGGGACGGCAAGGGCGCCCTCGACTTCAAGGGCAACAGCAAGAACAACCTTCATGACTTCGGCGACGATCAGCAGGCCGCGATCCAGTTCGCGATTGCCGATGCGGTTCGCGACGGTGCGATCCAAGGGCTGAGCGCAGCCAGCAGCCGCATCCTTCAGATCGGGCAGGATCTCGGCAAGGCGGTCGAGAAGGTCACGATGATCGAATCGATCCCGAAGGATCTAAAGGCGATGCTCGACCCCGTCGGCGCCGCCGTCGACGCGCTCAATCTGAAGTGGAAGCGGACGGTGGACGCTCTCAAGGAAGGCGGTGCGTCGGCCGAGCAGATGGCGCAGGCCCAGCGGCTTTATGACCTTCAGTTGCAGCAGACGCTGAACAGCACGCAAGCAGCAGCGGCCACGCTCAAGGATTTCCGCGACGGGCTGAAGCTCGGAAGCAACTCGCCCTATTCGCTGCGCGATCAGGAGGCGACCGCCCTTTCGAAGCTCCAGCCGTATCTCGACCAGATCAGCGCCGGGCAGTCGGTCGATCAGGACAAGTACCGGGCCGCGGCGGAGGCCTTCCTCGCCGTCGAGCGGCAAATGTATGGCTCGACGCAGGCGTATTTCGACGCGCTCGATACCGTCCAGGCGGCGACGAACCGCGCAATCTCGGCGATCGAGAACGTCGCTCCGATCACCCCGGCCGTCGAGAGCCCCTTTGTGAAGGCGACCGCAGCGAACACGCAGGCAGTGGCGGAAATGACCGAACAGACGAACGCCCTGCTGGCGCGGATTGCCAGCCGCCTCGACGCATTGGGCGGCGGCAGCGCCGGCTCCGAGTTCGTCGGCACGGCACGCGGCTTCAACTATGCGGCGAACTTCTGATGCCGGCGACACCAACGGACATCGCCGGTGCGTCCCGCGAAGTCGCGGTTGCGGCATGGGAGAGCGCCACGATGGCGGCCCGGTACCCGTCGGCGCGCGACGCTTCGGTGACGCCGTCGCCGGGGTTCTTCGACCAGTTGAACGACGCGCAATCGGTCATCAATGCCCGAGGCCTGATTATAGGCGTCGAGCGTCGCCGCTTTGCCGTTGTGGCCGCTGACGTCGTCTGGCCGGCCATCTCGACGGCGATCCCCCAGATTTCGCTGATCGACCCGGAACAGTCTGTGACCGACCGCTTCCTTGCCGCCCGGATCGAGCTGAACCTCGACGCCGAAACTACCACCTACGAACTGTTCGGGTGACGCATGGCGAACGCATGGATCATCAAGCCCCTGCCGCTGGCGTTGGTCACCACTCCCAGTGCTGCCGCATATAGTGGCAGCAACATCGGGAATGATTACGCCGGCCTAGTCTGGCAGTCGAACGGCTCGGCTGGGCAAACCATCCTTGTCGACCTCGGCGCCGACTATCCAATCGATACGATCGCCCTGTTCGGGCTTGTTGGGTTCACGATCGCCAACCCGACCACCATCCGCGTAGCGACCGCGGCCCAAGGCAACAGCTTCGGGGCGGGCGCATTCACTACGTTCCTTGCAAGCGGTCCGGTTCTCGCCGGCTCCGAAATGCCCGTTAGCGGTAGGGGTGTTGGGCTATACTCGCTCGCCGCCGCCATCGTCGGCCGCTATGTCCTCCTGACCTATTCCGGGCTCTCCGGAGCCGTGCAGATTTCGCGCGCGGTAATCGGCCAGCGCATCCAGCTTGAGCGGAATTACGCCTTCGGCGGGTCGTTCGGTGTCCGCGACCTCGGCTCGCTCGACTTCTCGCGGCGCGGCGTGCTCCTGCGCACCCGGGGCAAGAAGCTGCGCACGCTGGGCTTGACCTTCTCGAACGTGAACAAGGACGAGGTCGAGGCGTCGACAAAGCCGCTCCTTGAGCAGATCGGAAACACCGAGCCGGTAGCCCTGTTCACAGACCCCGACGCCCACGCGCAGCGGCAGAACCGCGGCTATTTCGGTCCGCTGGTGGGTGACCTCGCCAACGTTCAGCGCACCGCGCGATCGTGGGAGGTGCGCGTCAACATGGTGAGTCTGTTCTGATGCAGGTTCTCGTTCAGATCGACGCCTGGGATCCGGTATCCGCGCAGTCCGTCACTCTGCGCATGTGCAGTCATGATGATCCGCGCGTGTGCCACGCCAGCGGGGTTTCATGGGCGCCGATGCTCTCGACGCTTCCCACGCTGCGCTATGACCTGTTCGACGGCGCATTCGGTCAGGAGATCACCTCGCCGGCATCGTCACTGACGGCCTACACCGAAATATTCCCGAACTTCGCTCGCTTCTCATTCGCGGATGCCCGCTTCCAGCTTTGGACCGGCGACGTCGATGATCCCGCGCACGTCTGGACCCAGCGGTTCGACGGGCGGGTGGCGGCTCAGCCGGAGATCGAGGACGGGGTCGCCACGATCCATTTCGCTGTTGACGATCGCTGGCTGGATGGGGCGCTGCTCAGCACCTACGCCGGCACGACGGGAGCGGAAGGCCCGGCCGCCATGAAGGGGCAGGCGAAGCCTTGGGCGCTCGGCGCGCCGCGGTACGTTCCGGGAAAGCTGATCGACAGCGTCAACAGCGTGTTTCAGGTCTCCGCCTACGGCACCATTCAGGAGTTCGAGGCGGCGCTTGAGCGGCTGGTGCGGTTCGGGGCACCGATCGCCGACCACGCCAGCTATGCCGCTTTGGTGGCGGCGACGATCCCGGCCGGCGCATGGGCGACCGCGAAGGCTGTCGGAATGGCGCGGTTCGGCGCCCCGACCGAGGGGCAGGTCAGCTTTCTGATCAAGGGCGACAATTCGGGCTCGGACGGCTGGGCACGAAAGCCGGGACAGTTGATCCGGCAGATTGCGAAGCGTGCGGGCGGAACCGGCAAGATTGATGATGCATCGTTGAATGCGCTGGACGTCGCCCGGCCATATAATTGCTCGATCTACATTGACGACCAGACCACCGCGCGCGAGCTGATCCAGCGGATCGCCGCCAGCGTGAACGCCGTTGCCGGCGTGTCCTGGCTGGGCAAACTGTTTGTGGTGCCGGTGGAGTTCGGCACGGCTACGGTCACCCTTGCCGCCGATGGGTCGGCGTTGCCGCCGGTCGCGTCGGTAAAGCAGATCGACATAGCCGCACCGTTCAAGAAGCTGGCGATCGGCGCCGAGACGGCGTGGACCGTTCACGCATTGTCGGACATTGCCTTCACCGCCGAGCTGCTGCCGCTGGGGCTCTATTCAGCGACGACGATCTATCGCGAGGGCAACCTTGTTGATCTCGATGACGGATCGCAATGGCTCTACATCGCGACGACCCCGGCAGCGGGAAACGCGCCGCCGACGGCGGGGACAAGCAACGCATGGTGGTTTCGCCGCACGCCGCCGACCAAGGCGCGGGCTTCGGACGGGACGCCGCTAGAGGGCTATGCGCGCGACTCCTCGCTCTACGACCCATTCGACTATGCCACGGTCGCCGAGCTGCAACAGGCGTGGGGCGTCGACGGCGTCGGAAATGTCTCGATTGTCTCGACAAGCGACACCGGGGGGCGCACAATTCAGGGGGGCGACAATTCTGGCAACGACGCGTTCAACCTGTCCGGCCTCCGCCGCATCCCCTATTCGCCCGAAGACCTGTACGAGCTGGCCTTTGACATCGAAGGGCTTGACGCCGGGATCATGTATCTCGGCCTGATCGCCTACAATGCGGCCGGTCTCATGATCTCTCCCTCGGACGGCGGGGGCTATTGCTACCCGGCAGCGGCGGGCCACGGGCAGGCGGGACGGAGAACGTGGAGGGGCTATTTCCGCGGCACTGCCGCCGTTGGGACTGGCGCCGGAGTCGGCATGTATGCGCCCGACCCTGCCAACCCTTGCCCCCTGCCCACCGGAACGGTTGAGGTGGCTGCTCTCGGCCTGTTCAATTATCCGAACGGCGCAGGGCGCGTTCGCGTCCATGAGCTGACCCTGCGCAAGGTAGTCGACAACACCGTCGTCGCGACCGGCGCCTGGGTGGTCGGCCGAACCTATTTTCGCAACGAGGGCGTCACCTATCTCGGGCGATCTTTCGGGTCGAAGCTGGACAACAACACCGGTCACCAACCGCCTGCGACTGCGACGAGCGATTCGTGGTGGTATCTGATCGCCGACAAGGGCGCAGATGGTGCGCCAGGTGTCAGCGCCTATTCCGTCATTCTCACAAACGAGACGGTCGGCGTGCCCGCGGATGCGGCTGGAAACGTGCTCAGCTATGCCGGCATAGCGACTACCGTCCAGATCTTCTACGGCGCGACGGACGTGACGAGCAGCTTCCAGCTGCCGGGCGGCAGCTACACCAATCCGCAAAACCTCAGCATTGGCGGCGTGTATCCAACCTACACGCTAGCGGGCGGCTTCGATCCCGGCGAAAATGCCGCCGAGTTTACCTTCCATTTCGTCGGGACTGGAACGCACACTGGCGTCACCCTGAAAAGGACGTGGAGCTTTACCAAACAAAAGGCTGGAATTGACGGCACGCCTGCGAAGGTTATCGAGCTGACCCCCAGCGGTCAGGTCTTCAAGTACGATCGGGCTGGCGCCCCAGCGCCGACGACGCTGACTTTCAACGTCGCAAAACAAGGTGTCAGCGGTGTTCCAACGTGGTCGATCTATGATCGCGACGGCACGCTGCTCGGTTCGGCCGGCGCTTCGAGCTGGGCGGCGCCCGGAGGCTATTTCAGCTCGACGGGACCTGACAACCTGTCGATGACGCACACGCAGTTCGATGCGTTCAGCGGAAGTTCGGCTGCTCGCCAGACCTTCTCGATTGTTGTCAGTCTGTCCGGCGCTCAAGACACAGTGACCGTCATGAGGGTACAGGACGGTGCCACGGGGGCCGGTCAGTTCACCTTGGTCCCCCATTCGAATGTCGCGGTCGACGGCAACAAGGTCACGAAGAACGGCGGCGGCACCGGTTGGAATGGCAGCGCCTATTCCGTGGAAAGCTATACCGGTGACGTGCAAGCGGCCGCACAATGCTTGAACGTGACTCAGAGGTTCATGGTCGGTCTGAACAGCGACCCTGCGGCCGACGCCAGCTACACCAGTCTCGACGTAGCGGCGTATAATGATGGGGGCATTTTCCGCGTTTACGTCAACAACGTCCCGGTTTTCGGGGGCGGCAGCGTTGTCGCCGGCAATGTGCTATTCGCTCGGCGGAAAGGACAAGGCTTCGAGGCGGGGGTGCTTGGCGAGGCGCCGCGTTGGAGCGCTACGGCCGCTTCCCTTGGTCTTTCGGCTACGAACAATGTCTATTTCGATTGCTCGATCTATGACGCCAGCACCGTTCTCGCGAATTGCTCCTTTCAGCCGATCGGCGCCGACGGCGAAGACGGAAACTTTCGCGACGTCAAATTCCGGCGCTCGATCTCCCAGCCGTCGACACCGACCGGAAACAGCCCGAGCGGCTGGTCGGATGGCGTTCCGGCCGGGACCGATACGCTCTGGATGTCGACAGCTACAAAGACGTTCGGCGGCGCGTTGCTTACCGCGTGGTCGACGCCCCAGTCGCTCTCCGGGCTGACGCCGCGGGGCGCCTACAGCGCCGGAGCAACCTACTATCTGAACAACACCGTTACTTTCGGCGGCGGGTCGTACATCGCAACGCAGAACAGCTTCTCGGGACAAGCGCCCAGCGGCACGGCGAACGCGACAGCCTATTGGGACGTCCTCTCCGCCCCCGGTTCACCCGGAGCGCCGGCGACGCCGCCCAGCGGCTTTACAGCGACTCTCAACCTTTCGTCCGGATCGTCGCTCAATCTGCGCGCGATCGCCGACGCGAACGGCTATCCCGGCGGCGCAGCGACGATCACGTTCGTCGTTCCCAATGGTGTCGTGTGTCGCGGCCTCGGCGGAGGCGGCATCGGGATTGATACCGGGGTGTGGCCGAGCGGCGTCTCGCTGGCGCTGGGCATCGTGGTGCAGAGCAGCGGGATCGTCGACGGCGGCGGTGGTGCCGGCGGTGACGAGAACGCCCCCGGTGGCGCTGGCGGCGATGCCATTTTCTGCCGTGTACCGCTTAGCGGGGGCATCACGATCAATGCCGGCGGCGTCGTGCGAGGAGGCGGCGGCGGCGGGAGTGGCGGCAACGGCCAAGTGATCACGCCTCCCATGCAGCTGCCAAGCCCGGATGACCCCTACTACGGCGGCGGCGGCGGTGGTGGTGCTCCGAATGGGCCGGGGGGCAATGGCGGCTTCGGCTACAACGGAGGGAACAACGGCACCAACGGCAATCCGGGAACGACCTCGGGCGGCGGCTCAGGCGGTAGCCCCGGTGGGCAGAACGGCGGCGGCTTTGGATCGAGCGGCTACGCCGTCCGCAAGAACGGCAACGCGGTCACTGTAAGCAACAGCGGCACCATGACGGGAACTGCCGGATGATGGACTTTGCAACCGCATGGGATGCATTCGAGGTCGGCGACGCCGTAGAGGTCTCGAACGGCGTTCCCGAGCCCGCAGGGCTATTGGACAGCCTCGAACATCGCATCTGGCGATCGCATAATTTCACCGGTGCTATAGCGGAGCGGGTCTTCGGTCCTCCGCGCGCGATCGTGATCTCGTTCTCTACCGAAACCGGTGCCGAGATCGGATTTTCGATCGTCGAAGGTGAGGGACATAGCTTCAGGCCTAATGACCCGTCGCCTTCGCAAGCGCGCGAAATTCGGTGGCAAGAGGCCAAGGCCTATTCGGAGATCGTTGCCTCCGCTGGCTTCGAGCTCGCCGGCGTTGGGCGCATCCAAAGCGATCCGGCTAGCCGGGAGGCAATTCGCCTGCTGGTCGACGAGGCGCGCGATCGGATGGCGGCCGGCGAGGCGAGCTGGTCGACGGCCTTCGTGAACGAAGCAAATCAACAGGTTCCCGTAACCGCCGAGCAGATCGTGGCGATCTACGCGGCCCTGCGCGGCTTCCTCGGCGCTTGCTATGCGGCCCGGCAAACTGCGCGCGACGCGCTCGACGCCGCTGTGTCCGGTGGCGCCACAGCCGCCGAGATCATCGCGCTCGACCTCACTGCCATTTTTCCGGGCGCCGGCACGCCGTGAGCAGCATCACTGGAGGGGGAAGGCCGATGACGCCGATGTTTGAGGCCATGCTCGCAAAGTATGGCTGGGTCCTGATCGGGGTGACGGTCGGCTTCGCCGCCAAGTACGCCCTGCTGATCAAAAAGGGGGTGAAGGTCCGCGCCTGGCTCGTCTTCGCGGACCTGCTTCTACTCCCCCTGGTGGCGCTGATCGCCTTCTGGCTGGCGACGCGCGTCGGCTGGGATGCAGAGGCTTGTGCGCTGCTATCCGCATTCTGCGCTGTCAGTGCAGACCGGCTCGTGAAGCTGCTGACGGATCGCTTTCTCGCGCGCGTCGACAGCGAGGTGCGCGCGATCGCCGATGAGACCATCGGCAAGGTCAAGCAGGCTGTGGCAAACGAGCAGGCCGGCCAGCGGATCATCGACGATACACTCGAAGGGCGCGCTCCGGTCGAATATGTGGCGCTCCGGCCGCATCCACGAGCAGGTAAACCTGAGGGGCCGCTTTCAAAATAGAAACACTTCCTCAGTTCGTCGATTCATCTAACGATAATCTTACATAATATCCTATTGTAATGCACACGAAAAATAGCGAAGATAAAGCAATAAGTCTAGAGACGGACACAACTTGATCTTCCGTGATCTTCTCGTAGAGCAATATAACTGCTAAAATTACGACAACACCACGAAGGGCCTCCCACATTGCTTTAGCAATAAAGCGCGAATTTATCATTTGCATGTTCCATCCGCCAATCGATCTAAATAATCTATTCTATCGCTGATTTTGTCAGCTACACCTTTGTAGTACTCTTCTTGCCTAAGTAAGCCAAGCTCAGCGACGCCAGCTACGACAGATGTCACCTTAACTGGCACCTTCAATGCAAATCCTAGCGCCGTCATAAGGCCATTGGCCGCAGTGCCAGAAAACTTTGAATCCCATGCATTGTCTCTGTAAGTCATCATATGGTAAACAAGTGCACTTCGACTATTCCATGTTCTGTCCATGCTGACGCGACGTGGCAGATTGCGCCGCGCCACCGATAGTTTCTGGCGCTCCTCCCTGCACGAAGGGGTTTCTTCCTCTTCGAAACTCGGTTCGGGCGGGGCATCGCTTCCCGAACCTCGTAGCGCACCTCCGATGGCAGCGCCGCCGCCGCCCAGGCCGGACCCTCCGCCCGGGCCATCCCTGTAATCCAGACAAACGCGCCTATATTGCACGTAGCTGGTATCACCAATTAGGACAGTATTATCCTCTTGCCAGCAGACTTGGCCTTGACCAGAAGGGTCGATCATGTTGATCGGGTCGTTGCCGACATACGCGTACATGTTCATCCCGTCCCCATATCCGATGGGGTCCGTCTGCATGAACCTCCCCAAGGTCGGCGAGTAGATGCGGGCCTTGTAGTAGTACATGCCCAGCTCCGGCAGCCACGCCTGCCCAGTGTACTGGAACCGCCCGATGTTGGTGGAGGCGGGGATGCCATATTCGTCGTAGCGATTGATGGCGATGGCGTTGCCGGCCGAGTCACTGACTGCCACGACCGAGCCCCGCTCGTCCGCATGCAGCCAGCGCCTGTCTCCAGTGCCGGAGCCCTCGTACCAGACTACCGTCTCGTCGGTGCCGGCGCCAGGCACATACCGGCGCGAGATCGTCCAGGTCGCCGCATTAATCTCCGATACCAGTTGGTTTCCTGACCACGCAAAGCGCGCATCGTATCCCGAACCGACATTATAGAGCTGGAGGAGCTGTCCGCCCGCGGGCTCGTAAGCCATCGCCATGCCGGGAGCCGAGCGCATCCGGTTCTCGGTGGTGTACTCGTAGCCGACGCTGCCGTTGGACGCGTTCAGATTACCGCGTCCGTCATAGCCGAAAGCGACGCTTCCGGCAGCCGTCGCTTGATTCAGCCCGTTAACCGAGTAGGGGCGGTCGACATTGTAATGCCCCTGCCATGCATAGAGGTCGTTCGAGCGCGCCAGGCTCGAGATCTGATTGCCCGGATTGTACGTCAGGGCGTGAGTGAAGTCGTAGGCGGTGCCCGCCACGTCTTGTGAGAGCGAGGACAGGCGCGACACGGGGTCATAAGCGTAGTTGGTCTGAGTGCCGTTGCCCCGCACGATTGCGGTTCGCCGCCCTAGGTCGTCATAGCCGTAGCGGGCGAGCATGCCGACGCCGGATGTGGCTCCGTTCTCACGTACGGCCGTCATCTCGCCCGTGACGGTATACTCATAATCGACGTAGAATCCGTCATGCCAGGATAAGCGTGTCCGCCGCCCGGCCAAATCATAGGCGTGATACACGGTGTCATTATAGTTCTGCTCGTGAGTCACCCTACCGAAGGCGTCATAGGTGAAAGCGTTCACAGCCCAGCCATCACCCGTCGCACTCTTGAGGCGACCTAGCAGGTCATAGGTATAGACCACGTCCCAATCCAAAACGACACTTCCCGGCGTCACCTTGCTCGTGACCCGACCGAGGTTGTCGTAGCCATAACTGATTGTCTGGCCATCGCGTAGCCGGTGGCTGGTGACGTTGCTTGCAGCGTCATAGCCAAATTGTTCATAATCGCCTGGCGGCGTTCCAGGCGAGCTCGCGTTGGCGCCGGCCGTTGACACAGGGTAGCGCGTCTTCAGTACCCGGTCGTGGCCATCATATTCGTAGGTGGTCTTGTTGCTCTCCGCGTCACTCACGCTGGCGAGTTGCCCATTGTCGGAATAAGTGTGAGTGACTTCATCCGACTGGATCGCCGTCCCGACGGCGGTTTGAACCTTTGAAATTCGACCCACCTGGTCATAGAAATGCCGGGTGATACGGTCGGGGCCGGCTGTGCCAGCAGTCGTGTGATTGCAAGCACCCGGAAGCGAGCCCCAGGTCGCGCTATTCATTCGCAGAGCGGTGCACTCAAGCCTGCCGACTTGGTCGTAGCTGTAGCGGGTGACCTGATACGTGCCGCTGCTAGCGGTGAGAACATCGCCTGTCTTGAAGCCGTTCGCGTCGTAAACGGAAGTGGACTGCTGCGCGGACACGAACGCGGCCCAGTCCGGATCACTCGTCCCATTCACGTTGCCGATCTCGGCGATCGTGGGCTGTCCGTCGGCGTTGTACGTTGTCTTTATCGCTCGCCGCTTGAGTACTCCCGGGCCGTCCGGATCCGGCGTGATCGCTCCCACGAGCTGACGATCGGCATCGTAGCGGTACGTGACTGTATCGTCGCTGCCTGAAAGCGGCCCGTCTACCGTGCGCAGGTTTCCGGCGGCGTCGAAAGTGCCGGTCACAGAAGCGACCAGGCTATTGTCGCCCGCGGACGTGGTGATGCCAATTTGGTTCAGATGGGCGTCGTAGGCAATTACCGACTTCGTTTCATCGGCAGTCCCGACACATGCGGGAGCAACTCCGGCGCGGCATTGCGAAACGCCGGTCAGGAGCGAAATGCCCGCAGGGTTCACGGTGTAACTGTAGCGTGTCTCAGGCCTGTTCGCGCCTGTGCTTGCGGCCGGCAGCAAAATGCTGGTCGGCAGACCGGTCGAGGGATCATAGGCATAGTTCGTCACATTGCCGCGAGGATCGGTAGTTGTGTCCGGGCTGTTGCACGAAGGCGTCGAGCACGATGCTGGATAGCTCGCGCTGCTGACTATGTCCGAAAGGCCGGTGCCGGGTTTCGCCTTCTGCCGCGTCTCGATCAAATTCCCGCGGCCATCATAGGCATACTGGACCTTGTTCCCTTCAGGGTAGCTAACCTCCGTGGGACGGCCGACGCTGTCATAACTGAACGACGTCGTCTTGTTCAGCGCGTCTGTGACCGAGGTCGGCCGGAACTTGGCAAGGTCCGACACGATCGTGGTGCTGTGCGACTGTGCGTCGGTGACCACCATGGTCGCCGTATTGCCTGAGGTGGAGTAGTTATAGTTCGTCGTGATGCCATCGCGAGTGACCGAATTGACCTTGTAGCTGCCGTTGCGGCTGACCGTCATGGTATCGCTGGTGGCGCTCGGACGACGGAGGGCTGTGATCGTGTGCTTTCCTGTGATGCGCCACGTTTTGTTGCCTGGGGTGGTGATCGTGTACACGCCTGGCGACGGATAGCCGTATGTCACCGTTCCTACCGTGGTGGTCCCACCCGACAAAACGGCTGAAGTGCGGCGGAACCAGTCAGGCAAGGGCGCGGTGACACCCGCATAAGTCCAGCTGATGGCGCCGGCAGGGTTGCCGACTGAGGAAAGGCGCCAATCATAGGTGCAAACCCGGCCCGGTTCTCCGATCGGAACATCGTTGCAATTGGCGTTAGTCTCCCACGAGAGATACGCCGTCATCCCGCCCTTCCGCGCTATGCTGGTGGGCAGTAGGTGGCAGTAGTTCGTGTTCTCGAGATCGCAGAACGATGAGGCTCCACCAGCCCCTGCTGTGGGATTGCTGAACTGGATCGTGGTGCCGTCCAGCGTCTGGTAGATCGCTGAATCGAGGTTGTCCGTAAGCGTTGCGCCGGTTCCGCGGATCGACTGCGGGCTCGTGCTAGTGAAGGTGTCAAAGCTCGTGCCCAACGTCACCGAGTACCGCGTTACTCCGGCTACCACAGTCTTGTAGAACGAGATATTGGACCAGTTGTCGCTCTCGCCGGCATAGGCGATCAGCGGAAGTTCCGTGTCGCCTGAGCCCACCGACGCAATCTTGAGCTGCAACTGATGCTCGCCCGTGGTCAGATCGACGCCGTTTGAATCCAGGTTGGGATGCGGAGAGCCGGTTTGCGCCAGCGCCGGCATCGCAGTGCCGGCAGCGAGCATGGTCGAGAGAAGCAGCGCAACGCGGCGCGAGCGGCGAGTAGCCTTCACGTTCAATCCCCTTTTCTGTGCCCGGAACTTCATCGCCGCGCCGCGGCGACAACAATCAGGGTGGGGGAGGATTGGGTGAGCCGGTTACCTTCAGGTTCTTGCGGTTGTTGGCCTTGTCGTGCGTGTACTCGTGCTTCACGCCATTATTGACGGTGCCCGAGCGCTCGACCTTAACGAGCCTGCCTTTGGCGTCGTAGGTGTAAGTGACTGTCTCGGAGGCTAGTGCAGGGGGCGTCATTACGGCGCATGCACAAAATAAGACCCCACAGGATAATACACGCATACCGATCCCCCCAAAAAAAAGGCGGTACAATCTTGCGATTACATCGACTTGAGGTGTTCGCCCGCGCCCGTGACGACTCATTTATCGTTACGCATGAAAGCCCAACTTGCGACGAAGCGCAACTGAAATGCTTGGGGACCAGCTCACTAACCATTGATGGTTGAAATGACGCAGGGACTAAAGCATCCTTATAGCTCGATATTCTCCACTCACGCTCATGCTTGGAAGGCAGCCGTGGCGCATTTCCCATTAGCGGATCCCTCTGGCTCCAGCTCGATTGTTGCTGCTGTCCAGTGGCTCGAAGGAACGCTGCTTGGCACCATCGCGACCACGATCGCGGTGATCGCTGTGGCGAGCGTCGGGTTTTTAGCTTTGAGCGGCCGCGTGGATGTTCGGCGGGCGCTGACGGTCGTGGCCGGATGTTTCGTGCTCTTTGGCGCAACGAGCATCGTCGCGGGGCTGCAATCTGCCATAGCGGGCACGGGCACAGCTGAGATAACTTACTTGGCGCCTCGGGCTGAGGTATCGCCTTTGACCGCTTTGCCGAAGACCCCGGCCAATCATGATCCTTATGCCGGAGCGGCCGTGCCGACCCGCTGACATTGCGCTCGCGCCCGGCATGTTCTGGGGCGGGCTTCGCGAACCGGGCAACGATCGACCTGATCTCCAGCTCCGTTCAGCGCCCCGAACATTGCGTTATTGGGCGGCTAGATGCCCGAGGCCTCTCAGAAACTCAGCTCCCTCAGCGGTTTCGAATGCGAGGACATCCCGCTTGTCCTTCTCACTTCGGACGCGCCTGGTAAGTCGCAGGCCGGCCAATGTGTTGAGTCCACGCGTGACAACAGGCTTACTCACCCGAAGCTTCTTGGCCAGCGCGCGGACCGTCTGCGGCCCGTCGAAGTGAATGAGAAGCAGCATAGCCAATTGCCGGTTGGTCAGGTCTGGAACTCCGGCTCGCACATAGGTGACGATTGTATCCTTCCACTTCGACAGCAACGGCTGATTGGCACTGCGCTCCATCTTGCTATCCTCTTCCGCGTACCCGATTAGGTATTTCGGCGTTGGACTGACAACGTGCGGAAATCCGTGGATATCCGCCCCCGCCGGAGTCTTGTTTGATTTCAGTATTTTCTTGCTGCGTGGTTCTGAGCGCGCAGTCCGATAGTCGGTCCGCTCAGACGGAGGCCTAGTTTACGGGCCCGGCCGGCCGTTGAAGACGATCAAACCAGTCGGCGATCTCCAGCCAACGCTGAACGCCAGCCGAGTCTCCAGCCTCGGCAAGTGCCTTCACGCGATCGTGGATGACCTCCGGCGCGCGCTCGCCATGCTGCTTCTCAAGCATGAGAGCTTCGGCCAGGCGCTCCCGCTCTGACTTCAATGAGCGCTTTCCCTACTTGCCCTTGAGATATTCGCGAACGGCTTCGGCCTGATCGCCGACCGCGTCAACGGCCTCTTGCAAGCGTTCCCTGGTCACCCCGAGCGACTGGGTCCAATCACGGACCTCATAGTCCTCATGCATGTTGATGCGAGCGCGGTCCTGCCCTCCGACCTTGCTTTTATCGTCAGCCACTTCTTTCTCCTTTGGGCCCGGCGATCAAGTGAACGAACGACATGCGGGTAGGTTCGGGCCGAAGGCCGAGCGCAGCGACGATGTCCGACGCCGGCGCCTTGAGGTAGTGCCCCAGATTCACTCGCCCCACGCGGCCCTTCGATTTGTGCGTGAGCCAAATGAAGCCGTCCTCGTCTGGTCCATCAATCGCAACGATGTGACTCATTCGCTGAACTCGCGCACTCTGACGCGGCGATGATATTTCGTGTGTGAGTGATCGGGGATCAGCTGGTGCATGGAACTAGGCGAACCATATGCGCCGGCAAGGGTTCCATCGCTGTCGAAGTAGAGATGCTGGCGGAGCGACCAAGGGGAGCGCGGCGCCCCGCCAGCGATCAGCGCTGCACCGCGCTGACCCTCTATCCTAGCAAGTTCCGGGCGCACTGTTGTCGAAGCAGTGAAAATTATCGATTGTTCGGGCGCAGCAAACCAAGATCAAGTCAACTCGAGGTTGCCCGCCTCAAGCCAGCCGAGAATCTCCTCCGCATCCCTGCGGCCGCAGCTCGGCAATCTGAGCAGGGCTACGAAGGCCGCCTGTCGATCCCGCGATAGCATCGCCGCCCATTCCTTCGGGCTCTGCGGCGAACGTTCAAGGATCCCCCTTGCACGTGTGCTAAGCCCAGTTTTCAGCTCGGTGCGCAGTATCACTGCTCGCTGGTAAATCACGCTGGCCCGGGCGGCGCTCACCCCAAACACATGGCCAATGGCCTGATAGGTGGCGCCCGCCTGGCGCATCTCTAGCGCGGTTCTGTGTCTGTCGGTCAGCATCGGTGCCCTCCGTCCACAGAACTATTCAGATGTGCACACGATCTCCACGATTTTCGACCGCCCGCGCGCTTTCGTTAACCGAGAGAGGACCTCCGCCGCAGATGCCTTTTGCCGGACAAGCAGAGGGAAACGACGATGAACATGGAGCGAGTTGAGCGAGCGCATGGCATACCGGCAGGCGTCCGAATTTGGCGGCACGGCGGCGAGATCCCCGACTGGATTAAGTCTCAGCTCGCGGGGTCGATCGCGACGAACGGCACCTTCCTGATCGAGACGCCGCTGGGGCGGCAGCGAGTTCACCGCGGTTACGTTGTCATCGAGCAGGGAGGACTGCTCTATGCCTGCCCGGCCAGCGAAGCTGCTTCGATAGTTCGAGAGGGCGCAAGCGCGTCGGCGGTGGCTTCCGATCCCGCTATTTTGGTCGGCCCCGGTAAGTCGCTAAAGACCGCGCGCCGGAGCCTTGGCAACAAGCGCGGAGCTGCAACTTCGAAGCGCACCTTCGCTCCGCCAAGAGGAACAAGGCCCAGCATCGAGAACGTGCTCGTGGGAGAGCTGCTTATCGATCCGGACTACCAGCGCTCGATTGATACAGAGCCGTCGCGCCGACTGATCGCAGCAATCGCCGCGCGATGGGATTGGCGTCTCTGCATGGCCCTATCAGTCTCGCGCCGCGATGACGGAAATTACGTGATCGATGGCCAACACAGGCTGGCCGCAGCGAAACTGCGAGGCGACATCGACCAGCTGCCCTGCTGCCTTGTTCGATACTCAGGACCCGCGGAAGAGGCGGCGATGTTCGTCACCGCCAATCGCGTCCGTCGTGCCATCAACAGGCTTGACGACTTTCACGCCGCCTTGGTGGCCGGCGACGAGGACGCGATCGAGGTGCGGGAGGTGGTTGAGCGCGCCGGACTCAAGGTCGCACGCCAGACAGGCTCGCAAGCATGGCGACCCGGGGAAGTCGCCTTCACCAGCAGCGTGCAGTCCGTGCTCGGCAAGCATGGCGATGACATTGTGGTGGAGAGTCTGAAAGCCATCGCCGACGCGTTTCCGGGTGAGGTACTGTCGAACGGAGCCTCGATCTTCCTCGGTCTATCTCGCATCCTGGTTCATCCTCCTGAAGATCTCGACCGCGAGCGGCTCTTCAAAGCACTGGGCGCGCATTCTATGAAACAGTGGGGCGCGTTCGTTCAGCAGGTGAAGGGCGGAGACTTGCGTGCGCAGGTCATGCGACAGGCACTACTCGCCGCTTATTCCCTCCTAGAATAACACGCCATCGAGCGGCCATAACCTCAGTTGTTCAGGCCGGGTTCGCAATCGGGTTTCGCCGCGCGGCGCGCCTCTTCGTGAATCCGGTCGCCAGCTGATGGAGACTTGCTAAAGTGGTGGGAAGCCGACCTTCAGAACTCGCTGCCCGTCTGAGCCTCAGTTATCAGGGTGGATATTGCTGTCAGCAGCTGAGCCGGCGCGTAGGGCTTCTGGACTACGAGGCTCTTCGGCACCCCCTGTGCGGACCAGTCTTGTGCGCTATCCGCGGTGGCATAAACGACAGGTAAGTTGGGTTTCAGCTCTCGGGCATGCCGCGCAACGTCCCAACCGCTCGGGCCGTCGCCCATGCGAACGTCCGTGACCAAACCTGCTAGCTCCTCGGAGCGGGCGTCCAATAACGCCATGGCCTCTTCCCCATCGCCAGCTGTCACGACGGTATAGCCACCGCCCTCAAGCGTGTCCTGAGTCGAGAGCAGAACAAGAGGCTCGTCCTCGACCAAGAGCACATGGATCTGATTGCTCAAAGGAGCGCCCCTATACACGGAAGCGAGCCGGTGAACCCACCTGCGGGCGCCGTCTCAAGCTGCGTCATTGGCACATGGCATGGCTGCTGCTTCCGAACCGACGAAGCGCAGCGAGAAGAGCGTCAGTCCGGCCGCATTTGCGACCGTCACGCCGAAATCTTTCTTGCCCCAAAACTCGCCAGCGGCCTCGCATACCAGCTGACCAGCAAGCTTTACCGCTTCGCATTTTGCGACAGCAATATCCGCCACCTCGACACCGTCGTCATCTGGCGACGAGCCATCATCCACATGGAAGGAATATCGAGGCATCGCAGCACTCCAGCCCAGGCGGGAGCACGATGTCTCTCAGCCGTCCGGGCCTGAAAACTCGCCGGACGATTTCCGAGGACTACGCCAGAATCGAGCTATTTGATACTAAGTAATAGCCACCGATTTGACCGCACAAGCTTCACAGGCTCCACCATGCGCGCTCGGCATCGTCCAGCGCCTCCAGCGTCTCGCTATCGGCGCCCTTGTCGATCATGCGCTTGCGCACCTCCTCCGGGCTCCCTTGCATTGGAAATGCCGGGTCGCGACGCGCCGCGCCGGCGACCTCATCGATCCAATCGCCGTGCCCGCGCTGAGCAAGGAGCCATTGACCGAAAGCCTCGCGCTTCGGCCGGTATCTTTGCTGATCACCGTTCACCACGAATCTCCTTGCCGACTCGAAGCCGATGCAAATACACGATGTTCCCTTTATGTTCTACGGGATCGAGTCGCATGGGTTGGAACGACTTTAGCTTGCCGGCGTGCGGAGAGGTGCATTCAAATGGTGACGGGACCTGCCGGCAATGCGAGCTGGCGTTATGCCGTCCGGGCGACCCGCTGCGACTGGTTCGCGAACCGACGAACATCCACGATCGTAACGCCATCGCGATCGTCACCGAGCGCGGGGTGCGCGTCGGTTACCTCAGTCGCCAGTATGCTTCGGTCTGGGCAAGCAAGCTGGATCGCGGGGCGGAGCCGAAGGTCATAGTTGAACGGATCAAGGGTGCGACGCTGCCAGGCGCGATGCTCGGGCTCGTGATGCGGCTGAACCTCGAAGGCGAGGAGCCGGAGCTTCCGTGCGATCCTGATCAGGTTGTGCGATGGGTCGCATAG